TATCAGTTATAAATTTATTATTATAATTATTTATTATATTTTACAACGTATACATCTATTAATTTTATTGTGAAGCTTTGATGATGTGTACTTTTAACATGTTAGAGAGAGGAAAAAATTTTATTTTTAACATGACTATTTAATTGATAATTATAAATAAAAATTTTAATAAAATTAATAAAAGAAAAAATAATTGTTTTTATTTTACTTTATTGGTTGTTTTCCAGTTCTTAGTATCAATAATTTTTTGTGGAGAAATATTTAAATTATATTTTTTATTTAAATTATCAACAAATTGATCTAGTTCTTTTTGTAGATCATATGATTTAATTACTATTTTATAACTTACATTTTTGTTATTAATTTTTTTTGTAAATTGAATATTATCAATTGAATTAATATTAGTAATACAAAAATTAGATGGCATAATAGGTTTAATATTATTTTTTAATGGTTTACTATCAATAAAATCATAAGGATTTTTAACTGAATATTTTTCTAATTTTAAATTAGAATATAAATTATTAATTTCATCAATAAATCTATTTATTTCTGTTTGAATACACATACATTCTAGTTTTATTTTTTTACTATATCTAATTGTATCTATTATTTTACTAAAAGATAAATAAAATGCATTTTTTTCTATATATAATGAAAAATTTGGTGGTAAATCTGGTTTTATTTTATATTTTTCAAGTTTTTTAGTTTTTGCTGTATTAAATACATTAGTATTATTTTGTTCTTCTGAATTATTAGTTTGTTCTTCTGAATTATTAGTTTGTTCTTCTGAATTATTAGTTTGTTCTTCTGAATTATCAGTTTGTTCTTCTGAATTATCAGTTTGTTCTTCTGAATTATCAGTTTGTTCTTCTGAATTATCATATCCATCTTCTATAATTTCATTATTTACATTAGAAAAATCTAATATAACTGATTTTTCTAATTTATAATATTCTATTTTTTTATAATCTTTATTATCTTTATATTTATCATTTAATAGATCAATTAATTTATCAATCATTAGTTGTAAATCATTATGTATTAATATCATTTTATAATTAAATCTAAAATTAGCTGTTCTATTATCATACTCAAATTTATATTTATTATATTTTTGATCAATAGATAATCTTAAACCCTTAAATAATTTAAATTCTGGTTCAATCATTTTTTTGTAATCTTTATCACTTATTTCACCATTTAAATTTTTTAGTTTTAATTTTGTTTGTTCTAATTTTTCACTTAATGAAACATTATTTGATTTAGATGATTCCCACGATTTATCTAATTTAGGATGTCTTTTATCAATAGTAAAAAATTCTCGCCAACTATTATTTTCTTTATTATAACATCTTTTATTATAACATACATGAATTGGTAAATCACTTTGTACAATACATTCTGGTAATTTACATGCATTTTTTTGTCTTTTTTGTTTACCTTTATTTAGATTTTGTTCTGTCATTGTTGCAAAACGTAAATTTTCTCGACGATTATCTAACTTATCACGATTAATATGATCTACTGTTTTTTTCATATTAGTATTATCTTCAAAATGACAACCCATAATATATTGATGTAAATATATAACTTTATGATTTTCACCACATAAAATATTAGTTTTAACATATTCATTACTATAGCCCCATGTAGGTCTTATATTCATAAAATGTATAATATTATTAAGATCTTTAATTGAAAATTTTGTATAAATATTATTATATATATGCATTATATAATATTCTCCACTTGAATCTTTTACTTTCCAATACATATTTCTATTTGTACCTGCATATTTTCCTTCAGTAATATATTTTGTTGTACCATTTTCTAAAATTTGAACATCAATAGGTAATTGTATTTTGTTATATTTAATATTTAAATTTTTAAATCTATAATCATCATTATTATTATTATTAAAAGTTATACTTTCATAATATTTAATGCCAAATAAAATTTCTAGTAAAGTTTTATCTTTATAATAATACAAATTATCTTCTAATTTAATTAAATCTTCTAAATTTCTTTTTAAAAATAAAAATTCTATTTTATTATTATCAACTTTTACTTTATTATTAACTAAAAAACAATTATCATCTTCACTAAAATGAATGCTATTTTCCATTATAATTTATAATACTTTGTATTTAAATATAAATAAATTCAATTTTTAAATTATAGTTAAAATGTAATTTTGATGAATTATTTAATAATTATATTTATATTATTATTAAATAATAACATTATGATGTAAAATCATCAATAATTTTATATTATTTTGGTTTAATTGCTGTATGCAGCACCAGCCATACCAGACATAACCCTTAGTACATTGTAATTAACAGTGTAAATATTTAGTAAACTGTTACTGCTAGGACCACCAAGGATATTAGTAATGTATGCATTATCACCATCACGATTACTAGCACCAAGTCTAAGATTAAGAGTTGCATTATCAATTCTTGAAAAATTACATGTGCCGCTGGGTTGGTGATCTTCAGGTTTAAGAGCAAATGAATATACATTGATACCATCTGCTGGTGTATTACTGAAGTGTTGATATGGTTGTACATAGTTAAAATAATGTCCATCTCTTTCTTGGAATCTATCAGAACCATTTAGTTGGAGCTTGGCAGCAACAATAGGATTATCAGAACGATCAATATTATTACCATAGTTAAAATGATCAATAATAGTAAAAGAATGAGCCTTAGCAAATGAAAGTACTTGTGGTGTACCATCAGAATCACCAAAAGCAGCTAAAGCATCTGGAGTAATTAAAGAAAGATCTGACATATTAAAGTTATTGGTAAGAAGAACAACATTATCAAGACTTGGGGAAACACTAACAGATGTGGTACCTGAAATATCAGTAAAGATAAATTGTGCAGTTACTTTGTTATTAATTGATGCATCAACCCATGATGCTTTCTCTGGGGTCCATACTTCACCTGGGTTTGGAGTTATAGTTGCAGTTATGGTATATGTATCACTTGTCAATGTTAAACCAGCACGGGTAGCAAGCCACATTACCTTAGCATATCTTTCACGTGCAGCTTCCCAGTCAGAATTAGATGTGTAAGCAATATAATCATTGCCGGTGCTATACTTTTCAAGATGAGGAGCCCAAACAAGAAATTTAGATGGGTGGTTAAAGTTAAGTCTGTATTTGTTTGTAATTCCAGAAACTGATTCAGAACCAGTAAATTGAAGTTGTTCAAAAAGATATTCATGTGAAGCTTGAGCAAATCTCTTTCTTTCCTCAGAATCAAGGTAAACATAGTCAATAACAAGTTGAGCTTCATCCATAGAAATAGCAGGTGTAGATCCAGATGCAGGAATATTAACACATTGAGCAGCGGGTCTGAAATCAATAGTAACACGAACATCGTGATATTGTAATGCAATTAAAGGAAGGGCTAAACCATTATTACGATTAAACCAAAATTGAAGAGGGACATAAAGTTGATATTGTGGTTTATCATTTGAATCAATGTTAGTTAGTTCAGGAACATCACCAACCATACGAGCAAAACCACGTTCTTGACCTACTTTATGAGAAAGTTCATACCAGATATTAAGCCAATCACCATATTGTTCATCAAGTTTGGTACCACCAATTTCAATTTTGTAATGTTGAACAATTGCAAGACCAACTCTGCGTACATAACCAAAGTTTTCACCAGTAACAGCTCTGAGTTTAACAGAAGCATACATATTAGTAATAAGATCACCAGATCTATTAATAGTACATGTAACAGTGCGTCCAAATTCAGGAGCACCATTGAAGGTTTGAGGAATAGGTTCTACAGAAAAGTTTGTATGTCTTCTGTAGACGACTTTAAAAAATGTGATTTGTGCTGATCCAGTAAGATAAACATCTTGTGCGCCATCGGTTGATCTCAATAGTTTCCCATTGAGCCGGACTATATCTTAAGCCTTAATTACATAAAATGTAAATAAAGCCCATTCCCATTTAGTCTCTGAACGTTCATCCTTTTATTTGGAGGATGCTTCGCTGCGGATTGTCCAATTTTTAACGTTTTTACCATACCCATTCATTTTACTTTTAAATAAAATAAACTTCTACCGGGTGTTATCCGGGGCCACTATATTATTTACCATTTAAATATAGCTTGGTAGTTAAAACTCTAAGGAGTTTCCCGCAATTTGAGAATGTTGCCTTTATACTTGTCAAGTATAAAGACTAGCCAGTTATATTTAATTATATTATTTGCATTTATTAGACGGTGTTTATCTAATAATAATATAATTAATCACATTTTACAATGTTTACCTATTATGGTAGATGTGAAACCATAATAGCATCTGACTGTTTTGCTCTAGCATGTCAAAGCAACTAACTGCATTAATCCACCACCCATTTATATATATACATTAAGATAGATTTTATTTTTTTTAAACTAATTAAATTAAATAATTTTTTTTCATAAAATAACTTTATTATAATTATTTTATGAAAATTTTTAAATATTTTTTTGATAAAATAACTTTTTTATAATTATTTTATTAAAAAAATATTTTTTTAAACTAAATTATATTAATTAAATAATTAACATTTTAATATTAAATTTTGATGAATACAATTTTTATGCGTTTCTAAAAAATAAAATTAAGCTATTTTTATTTATTTTTATTAGTTTCATTTAAAGTTAATTTTCTTTATATATATAAATAATAATTAGAATGTCATCAAAAGTAAAAAAAATGGACAATACTATTCAAAATATTAAAGAATCACACACACTAGATAAAAAACATAAAGAAATAATTAAAACTTTTCAAACTGAAAGAAATAATATAGATAAAATTATCGAAGAATTAAATGAAACAAATAATAAAATAAATGAAATGGATAATTTTAGAGATAAATTTACCTTAGATGAATTAAAGATTAGAGCTAAATTACTTAATAATAAAGAAGAATTAGAAAATAAAAAAAAAGAAATAAATGAAAATTTTAATGAAATGGATTATTATGATAAAACTGGTGATTTAATTATTCAATATTATGAATTAAGAAATGAAAATAAACCACATATAAAAGAAACTAAAAGTATATTAGACTTTTTAGGAGGGAAAAAAACAGAAAAAACAGAAAGTGATGTTAATAGAGCTAATTTATTTAATAATTATTTAAAAAGAATAGAAGGAACAAAACTAAATATTGATGATGGAACAAAAAGAATTAAATATTGTGAAGAATGTAATATTGAAAAAATATTAGTTTATAGTGTGTCAGCATATATATGTCAATGTTGTGGGGATGTAGAAGAAATTATATTAGATGAAGATAGACAAATAAAAGATTATTCACCATATAGAAGAATTAATCATTTTAGAGAATGGTTAAATCAATTTCAAGCAAAACAATCACCAGAAATTCACGAGGATGTTTATAAAGATATTATAATGGAACTAAATAAAAATAGAATAACTAATTTATCAAATTTAAATAAAAAGAAAATGAAATTAATTTTAAAAAAATTAGGTTATAATGAGTATTATGAACATATTCACTATATTATTAATAAATTAAGTAATTTACCTCCACCTAAAATAACAAGAGATATGGAAAAAATTTTTATAAAAATGTTTACTAAAATTGAAAGTCCATGGGAAATATATAAACAACAAGGTCGTAAAAATTTTTTATCATATTCTTATGTATTATATAAATTTTGTGAATTACTAGAATTAGATCATTTATTGGATTGTTTTACTTTACATAAAGATCCAAATAAATTAATGGAAAATGATGAAATATGGAAAAAAATATGTACTTATCTTAATTGGGAATTCATCAGCTCTTTTAAATAATAGCTTTTAAATAATAGCTTTGAATAATAAATTCATCAGCTCTTTTAGTTATTTTATGTTTAAAAATATTAAATTTAATATTAGTAATTAAAAATTTAATTTATATAAAAAATAAAATTAATATCTTATTATATATATATATATGGATAGTAGAGATATATTATTAGTGTTAATTATATTAACTTTATTTTATAATACATATGAATTAAACAAAATAAAAACAAAAGAAAATTTTGTTACTACACCAACAACTGAACAACAAATTGACACAGCAGTTAAAAAAATATATTTAGCAGATGTTGAAGCTATTAGATTATTATCTAATTTTGCTATTCAATTGAGTCAAGGTGGTACTACTATTCCAGGTAATGTTAATTTTACAGGTGATACAACTATAGGTGGTTTAACAACATTAAATGGTAATACATTACTAAAAAATAGACTAATAATTGGATATTCACACAATAATATATCATCAACTATAACAGATTCACTACATGCCGGTAATAGTTTATGTATAGTAGGTCAAGATAGTGGTACGGCAGATGGAAGACAAGTACATTTATGGGATACTGTTACTGTTAATAATAATTTAAAAGTTAACAATGCATTATCAGTTGCTGGTGTATCAAATTTTGGAGGAAGTTTAAATATTGGTAGTTCATCATCAAGTATATCAGACACTACTAACAGTTTATATATACTTGGAAAAAATAGAATTGGTGCTGGTAGATACATAGATTTATATGATAATGTTACTATTAATGGTGATTTAAGAATTACTGGTAAAATAATAGTTGATGGTGGTATAACATTTGGACCTACTGGTGGAGACTATACATTATCAGGAGGAGGAGATGGTGCAAGATTATCTACAGGAGGTGCTAATGATACTCACAGATTTTTTTTTATGAAAAATGCTGGACAAAGAAATATATAAGTTATAATATTATAAATAAAATATCTAATATATTGTATAATGAATCATTTATTATATAATATATCAGTCTTAATGATTTTTATTGGTTTAATAAGTTTAACTTATTACTTGGCAAAAGCATACAATAAAAAAGAATGTCCTAAACAAAAAGAAGTTGAAAAAGAACCAACTATTGAAGAAACATATTCAATGCGACCAACACAAATTTTTAATTCAATGTTTACAAAACCAAGTGTATGGCAAGGTTATGAATCTGTACCAGTTATTAAAACTAGAACATAACTAAATTAAAAAATATTTTGATTGATCTTTAAGTGGTATTAATGCAGCATCATTATTTATTAACGCATTATTATTTATGGTTTTATTATTTTTAGTATTATTATTATTATTCAATAAATTGTTTACTATAGTATTATTATTATTCAATAAATTGTTTACTATATTATTATTTAATAAATTGTCTTTATCTTCTGATAAATTATATAATTCTAAAACATTTTTAACTATCTTACTTCTTTGAACATCATTACTATTAAATTCTACTAAATGAAATAAAGTATTTTTTTTTATTGTTGAATAAAATAATTTATTATGTAAATCTAAAAGTCCATTATTTTTAATTTTATCACTTTGATATAAATCTCCATTTACAACAGCTTTACTATTTATACCTAATCTAGTTAATAACATTAACATTTGATTAGGGGTACTATTTTGCATTTCATCTGCAATAATAAATGAATTAGTAAAAGTACGTCCACGCATAAATCCTAATGGGGAAATTTCAATTTTACCATTTAATACCATATTATTAATTTCTGATTTGGTATAAAATTCTAAAAAAACATCAAATATTGGTCTAGTCCATGGTTCCATTTTCTTTTCAATATTTCCAGGTAAAAAGCCAATTTCTTCTTCAACAGATACAACCGGTCTTGTAATAATAATTTTATCTATTTTATCCTCTTTTAATTTATTAATTGCTGCTAAACATGCTAAAAAAGTTTTACCAGTACCAGCAGGTCCAATTGCAGTAATAACAAATTCATCATCATTATTTAATAATTCCATATATTTTTTTTGATTTTTAGTTTTAGGATTATAAATTTTATTTAAAATTTCTTTTTTTGTATTTTTTAAAGGATTAGTATATTTTAATGATGTAAACATAAATAATATTTTTAATAAATTCATTATACTATTTAGTAATAAAATCTTTAAATATTAATTGAATATTATATGAAAGAATAAAATAATTGATTTAAAGATTATTTATCAATAATATTAAATGTCAAAAAAAGATTATTTAACCGAAGATACCATTAATCCAAATGATCAATTATTTGTTTGTGTTTCTTTTTTTAGTAAACATTATGTAAAACAATCTGTTGAAAATTTAAATGATTATGTAGATGAATTAAAAAAAGGTGAAACAGAAGTATATTCAACAAATGATGATGTATTAGCATTTAAATTTAGAGGTGCTTATAGAACTTTTGAAGAGGCTTCAAAACATGCAGAACAATTAAGAGACTTAGATCCAAGTCATCATATTTATGTAATGGAAGGAAGTAAATGGTGTGCATTTAAAATTAAAGATGATAATAGTTATATTGAACAAACAGAACATGCAAATTCTGAATTAAATGATATGATGAAAAAGTACGAGGAAAATCAAACCAAAGCTAAATTATATCATGAATTTAGAAAAAATCAAATGATTAAACAAAGTGTAGAAGAAAATTTAGAGAATAGAATGAAAAGTATGGAAGAAACAAATGCAGAATTAGTTAATGTAACAGATAAAACAGAACGTAGAAAACTAAAGGATAAAAAAACAACAATAGAAGAACAAATTCAAAAACTCGAAGATAAAAAAAAGGAGATTGAAGAACAATCAAAAGAATTAGAATTAAAATTAAAATTAGGTCAACCTGATACTGGTAACTAATTATATATATATATATAATTTAATTAACTTTAATTAATTAATTAAATTATTTAACTTTGTCAATAACAAGTCTAATTGAATTTCTTTTTTTAGCCAATGCACTAGATGGGTCAAATACAGCTAATCTTTTATCCCATTCTTTATCATATAATCTTTTATGATATTTATTATATTTATTAGACCCAATATTAAAGTCATGAACAGTTTTTGCTTTATACCAAAAAACCTTGTCAGTAATATTAGTAGAGTGAATACGATTATTAATAACCATACATCCATAATCATCAGTAATTTCAGAAAATACTTGTTGAAAAATATCAAATGTTGGAAACATACCAGCATAATGATCATATAATCTTTTTCTATTAGAAGTAATATCTTCTGCTAGTAAAAAAATATAATCAAAGTTGGAACGTAATTCAGGTGGTATACCTAATGAAAATTGCATAGTTAAAATAAAAGATAAATGATGATGTCTACCATTAAAAAATAATTCTAATATATTAGGATCTTTTAACCAAGTACCCTTACTTGACATACAATCATCCATAATAATCATGATACGATCATCTTTTTCAGGTTTACCTTTATCTTTTCTTATTTTATTTTCTTCATTCATAATACTTTGTCTTTCATATACTTTTGATAAAACATCAGAATCATATTCAGAATATATATATGAATCCGGTATAAAATTTGAATAAAATTTATTTAATTTTTCAGTTCTACTAATTGCAATAGCTGCAGGTATTGATCTTTTATGATACATAATTTCTCTTGTTAAATATGATTTTCCTGATGCTCTTTTTGCAATCATTGCAATTGTTGCATGTTCACACATATCTTTAATTTCAAATCTTTTTATAGCTAAATGTGTAGCTCCAAATTTAATATTTTTAGTAGTCATTATATTGTATTTAGAAATTTTTATATTAAAAATTACATTTTAAAAATTAGGGGGGGAAACAAAAATATCATCTAATACATTTTTTGAATTTAATAATTTAATACGTGGAGGGCTAATAACCATTATAGAATGTATAAAATTAGTACAATTATTTAAATCTATCTCTTTAATTAAAATAACAAATACAGCAGATGCTAATGGTATTTTTATTTTATCATATAATGATACTCTTTTATCAGTTTTATTAAATTTTTTATCATCATTATGTTGTAACCACATAATAAGAAAAAAAACAACAAGAAAAATTATAATACTTTTAATATCCATTAAAATAAATAAGAAATAATTATTTTCTAAATATTTATATATAATGGAAAATAGTTTAAGTGTTCAAGATTCTGATCGTAAGAAGAAACTGATTAAATATTTATTATTTGGAATAATTATTGGTATGTTTGTTAGATATGTTCCTTCTAATCAAATAAATAATAAAGAGATATTAATGATAGGTGCATTATCATCAATAACTTTTGGAATAATGGATATGATAGCTCCATCTATAATTATTAAATAATTTATAGATTCAAATAATTTGCAAAAAATTTTTCCTTAGTTTTATTAATATTATTTTCAGGTAAAAATGGTTTTAAATTATTAGTATCTTCTTTAGTATTAATATTCTCTTTAGTATTACTATTAGAAAATACTTCTTGAAATTTATCATTTTTAGTATTATAAATAGATGTATCAGTTTCATCTATATTATTTATAATTTTATTTATATTTGTATTATTTTGACTAATATTATTATCAGATGTTTCTGATTTATTTTTTAAGTCATTAAGTGCATCATTAACTTTATTATCAATCAAATTATCTTCAGAATTACTATTTTCAGTTAGTTTAATATCATTATTGTTAATAATACCTAAAATTTTAGATCCAACTGTATTGGTCTCTTCAATATTACTAATATTTTTTTCAGGAGAATTAGTAAATTCAATTTGTTTAAAACCACCACTCATATGATATATTTTTTGTTGATTATTATTTTCTTGATATAAATCTTTTTGAATTAATTTATTTAAATTTCTGCTTTCAACTTCAGAAACACATTTTTCAAAATTATTATCAGGTAATTCAGTTTCCATTTCTTCACCTAAATAAATTTGAAGTATATATTTAACTGGTAATAACTTACGAATACCTTCTTTAATACAATCTTTAATAAGTATAATTGAATCTCTTTGATTACGTTTTAGTTCAATTGGTGAATATTGATGATAAAATAAGTATGGATTATTCCATAATTCTCTAGCACATTCAATATAAATTTTATGTATAAAACTATCAATATTAATTCTTTGATATAAAGATGGATCAATTTTAATTTGATTTTTAACTGTTGGATTATATGTTAATACAATAATATTTGCTTTTAATGTTGCCTTAATTAAATCTTCTAACCATGAATAACTTTTTGAATTATTCATAATTCGTAGTGTTTCATTATGGATAATATCATTATTCCATTTTGGGATTCTTTGCATAAATGTTTGAAAATTTTTTAATATATTATCACAAGTTGAAACTTTTACAACTTCTTGATAAATTGATTGTAATCCTTCATAAATTAAAGGTGTTAATACATTGATTAATTGAATTGTATATTCTTGTTTTGTTTCTATAGGACAATTTAACATTATTATTTAATTAGATATTTTTTATTTAATTAAATAATAAAACGCCATTTATAATTTAATTTACACCACGATTTGATAAATATTCATAATCTTTTTTATTTACGCATAAACAACCACCTCCAGTTGGTCCATTATTACAACTAAAATTAGTACCAATATAATCTTTAAATAAATTAGAATTAATATTAGGATCAGTTGTGTTAAAAGGTGTAGGCCATTGAGTATGTTTACAACATTGAGTAGAACATATATTTTGATCTATTTTTCTAATAATTTTATCTCCTGATAATAAATCAGTAAAATTTTCTTTATCTAAACAAGGCATAATAATAAAAAAGAAAAATATACCAACGCATAATAAAATAATAAATGTATTTTTATCAGATAATTTATTCATATATAATAAATATTAGATATTTTTTCCTAATCAATAATAATGAATATTTTAAAAAAGATAAATGATTATAATAATAAAAAAATAATTGAAATTAATAAAAAATTAAATATAAAAAAAAATTATAATATAAATTTCGACAAAGATAAAAAACAAAATATTATAATATCAGCAGAAGGGAAAAAAATATTAGTTGGAAAATATATATTTTTAGGTATATATCAACCAGATAACCAATTATGGATTTGGGCAAGTTCAATACCAGGTGTTAATCAAAAAAATATCAAGTTAATAAATGATATTAAAAATAAAAATTATTTATTTGAAAATGATGATGATCCAAATATTTTATTTATTTATCAACTATTGACTAATGATGTAATTCAATTACCATATGTAAAAAAATTTGAATTAATAAATAAAACATTAAATTATTTATCTGATTCAATAATAATATTTAATCCAGTAAATCAAATTGGTAATACACAATTTATAGGATTACAAAATATTATTGAGGAATATATTTAATCTTATAATATTATATTTTTTATTAATTTTGTTAATTTTTTTTTATCTTTAGAACTTAATAATTCAAAATCATTAGTTTTATCAATTTTTAAACATAATTCAATTTCTTTTACTGTTAAATCTTTTGTATAATTAAATAGTATTTTTATTAATTCTTCTTCTTTATTATTTTTCAATAAATAATTACAAATTTTATTTAACATTAATATATCATAAATTGATTTATTTGGAATTATTTTAAGTAAATTATTTATATTTTTTCTATTTATATTTTTTAAAGAAGTTTTATTTAAATCAGAAGAAAACTTAATATTATTATTATTTAATGAATTAGCTTTATTATTTTTATTAATCCAATAAGATGTATTAATACATGTATAAAATCCATGAATATTTTGTAAATACCAATTTTGATCAGTATAAATACTTGTTTCAATATTATCACCTCTTGATATTGAGTCAGAGATTTTAACTAAATCATAAATTGTATTGGACCATGGATCTATACTTTTATATAATACTTTTCTTACATAATTTTCATGTATCATTAATGGTAATAATACTTTTTCAAATTCATATAGTTTTATTATTGTATCATAATCTAAATAATTATTAAGAATTTTATTTGTTGCATCAAATAAACCAGTATCAATATTTTTTTCTCTTGATTTTTCAATAAACATTTCAATAGCTTTTTCATCAATATATTTATAATGGAAAGACATTTCTTGTAATAAATTAATTAATCTTCTTATATCATATTGTGAAAATGCTATAAGTTCATTCATAATATGATTATCTTTAATTTTAATATTTTCTTGAAAACATATTTTATTTATAAGTTGATATAGTTCATTTAGGGTAGGACATATAAATTTAACCTCTTCGCAATTTTTTTTTAAATCATTTAATAATTTAGAGTGTTGATTATTTGAAATAAAAATAAGAGGAAATGCCTTTAATTTATTGTTTTCTTTAAAAATATCCATTATATATTTTTTTTCACTGGTTAATGTGATATTTTCTGTTTCTTCAAAAATTAAAACTAAATTTTTATTTTTGTCATCAGTGAAATTAATTTTAGAATATATTGAGTTTTTATGATTATAATAGTCATTAAAGTCATCAAATATACGATGATCTTTAATTTCATTTGGATATATTATTCTTGGAAGATAATTAAGTTCATCTAATAATAATTTAATAGTTAAACTTTTACCAATACCATGAACACCAGAAACTATAATAGCACATGATTTATAATTATTAATATTTATAAGCCAACTTTTTATTTTAATAATTTGTTCTTTATTTCCAATAATATCATTTAGTGATTTAGATCTGTACTTGTTAATCCATAAATTTTCCATTTATAATATTTAATAATTATAAACTTTTAAATATTATTTTTGATAAAATAGTTTAAAATTATCAAAAATAATATAGTTTATTTATTTTATTAGTCATTTTAATAAATAATTTAAAAAAATTTCAAAAAAAAATTTCTAGATTAAATTATATATAAAGTATGTATAATGAGAATGTAAAAAATAATCAAAGAAAAGAAACTGGTAAACGTGACTCTTCATCAGTAGAAGATGAAGTTCAAAAATTATTTGAAACTAGTGGTGGAAAGATTAATCAACAAGATTTTCAAAACTTAAGAAACAAATATGGTAATGAAGAATTAGTTGACAAAATTCAACGTTTATTTATTGAAAAACATACTGAAATTACTAAGAAAGCCAAGAAATTTGCTCATCTTATTAGAGAAAAGTATGCTAATAGTCAATATCCTTTCCATATCCTTATTGATAAGGCACTTAAATATAAAATTAAACACGGGCTTACTAATGATGAATTTAGTGAATTTCAACGTATTTATGAAAACGAACTTGTTGGATTAAAAAGTCCTGAAGTATTTAACCACAGTACTAATTTACAAAAAGTTTTAGGTAATGTTAGTGTTGACTATCAAGGATTTACTAGTAAATTATCTGATAATGACTATAAAGTTCTTCAAGATATTCTTAAGCTACATGCTGCTAGTAAGGCTTTACATAGTCAAGTTCTTTTACAATCTATGCAATATCAAGACTGTGGCATTGAAGCAACATCAGGTGAATATAAAAAGGAATTTCACACTGTTAGTAACCATATTCATCCTGTGATTGCTGCTCTTTTTTTACCTAAGATTGATGTTATTGAGCAACACTTTATTCATTCTAATATTGCAGGTATTGTTAAAACTAGATACAATAAGGAACAATTCACATCTATGGCTGATGCTCTTTTATATGATGCCTTAATTAAGGATCCTAATGATATTGTATGTGATTCTCGTTCTACAATTATTGATCTTCATAATAGAGCTCAATTACAAAATCAATTATGGAACTCTGTTCTTTCTCTTCGTAATGGACAATATTACAATAATTCATTTCGTGAATTTATTAATGCTGTTGATTCATGTAGAATGAATAAATACGATTCACCTGATCTTGTTTATGGTCGTTATGATGGTACTATTCTTAAAAGATTACTTTCAGCTTTTTCTTTTAGACCAACTGTTGTTACCACTACTCCTGTTTACCAAATTTTTAACACTAACCCTTATCAACAAAATATTAAACCAACTGTTACATATGTTCCTATGATCAACTTGAAGCTTCCTTACACTGCTAATGATATGACACCAATTGAACTTCAAGATGCTCTTGAACAAACACAACTTTTACTTGAAAATGGTGTTGTTATTCCTAAACACACCTCTTTAATTTATTCTCGTGGTGTTCTTTTCTTTTACATTGATAGACGTGCTAATATCATTTATAATACTCAAGCTGTTCCATCATTTGCTTTTACTAAACTACCATCTTCTGTTGCTGGTTTTGAAAGACTTAATCAAAGATTAGTCAACTTTGAACCTATCATTAGAATCAGAAATGATGAATATAGATTAAGATCTGTTATTGTAAGTGAAGTTAATGATCTTGCTAATGAACGTGATCTTGTAATTGGATCTTCTACTCTTTGTATGATTCACCAAGATTATACTGAAAATAGATATCAAGATGAATTTTTTATTTATGATCCTTATAGTGTTGTAAAACCATCTATTATTGGTGGAGTTATTCAAAGATATCATCCAGTTGAATCCATTGCAGGTGTTGGTGTTTCTAATAATGAAGTTGGATTTATGGATATTGCAAGATCTCGTGGTATTGTTTTCATGTATCAACTTGTTAAAGATGCTAGTGCTGGTGTTATTACCTATTAAATAAATAGGATAAAACTAAATTAATAAATTAAATTTAATCAATTATGAATAAATTTAATTTTTATTTTTAATTAAATCACTTATTATATTTTTATGATTTTTATTTGATATGAATTAATATACATATCATATGTATTTTAATTATATTTTATTTTCATTATATTATTAATTAATAATGGGTCATCTGCTGATAAAAAACAATTTTTATTAATATAATTATAAATCATTGGTGAACCTTTATAAATAGCAATTGTATATCCAAAAAAACAATTAAATATTTTTATATAAATTTTCAAAACAAATAATAAATTTATATTTATTAAATAAATTAAGTAATTCAATACTATGATAACATGATGTATTAATTATTTCAGGATATAATTCTAATGTATCAACTTTTTCTATTTCATTTAATTTATCAAATATTTTATTAATCATTAAGCAAAAATTTTTTTTATCAAATGGTATAAAAATAGATGGTTTTATTATATCTTTATTTAATAAATAGTAATTTATATAATTATGAATTAATGGAATAGCAATATATTTATCATTTTTAACAAGTTTATCTATATGATTATATAAATAAATTTTATTATTATTATAATTGTTATATTTTGTATAATACTGATACATATTTCAATGATCTACATTTTCAACACAAATAAGTATATTTATTTCATGATTACTTAAATGTTCATTATTATTCATATCCCAAATTATAATATCAGATTTATCATTACTATTAACAATTTCATAATTATAATCTAATGGTAAAAAATTGATCAATATTTTGCATTTGATGTCTTTTAATTGGATTTTCTGGTAAATAAAATTTAATTCCAAATTTTAATTTTAGTATTTTTTATGAATTACTAAAAATTTTTCACAACTATATTTAGAATTAAAAAAGTAAAAATAATAAAAATAATATATAATTTAAAATTATTTATTGAGTTGTTTCTAAAAATACTCATAATAGTTATTAGAAATTTTTATTTTTAAGCAATATTTCTTAAAAAAAATTTTCTCTACTTGCAGAAGGAAAAGTTCTATCAGCCGTACTAGATTTTGGTAAATCTAATAATGGTTGTCTTTTTTCAATATCTCTTAAATAGCCTAATTTTTGTTCAAAATTAGATATAATAGTTGGTAATATTTCTCCAACAACTTGACAATTTAAATCTCTAATTTGACTCTTTATATTATATGGTAAATGTTTTGCATTTTCTAAAAATATATATTGCATAATAACAAATAAATTATTTTTATTTTGAAATTCAACTTTATATGTTTTATTAGTTTTTTTCCAAATAGTTAATACAATTTGTTTGTTAATTAATTCTATATTTTCATCAGAAAAAAATATATCTTTAAGTATACTTACATCATCTACATTAGTTTTTGTAATATTTTTAACAAGTTGTGAACGAATATTTTTAATTTTTGGATTATAATCTTGAAAAAACCCAATTGGTAAATTTGTTAAATCCATATAATATAAATTAGATAATATTATTATTTAAAAATTAAATTTTATCTAATTTAAATGCAATGGGTTGAAAAATATAGACCAAATTCATTAGATCAAATAACTACACAAGATAATATAATAGAATCTTTAAGAAATGGTATTAAAACAAAAAATATTCCTCATTTAGTTTTTTATGGTGGACCTGGATGTGGTAAAACATCTACTATTTTAGCATTGGCAAAAGAACTTTTTGGTCAAAAAAATTATACAAAAAGAATTATTGAATTAAATGCTTCTGATGAAAGAGGAATTAATGTAGTTAGAGATAAAATCAAGATGTATGCAAAACAAGCAGTAAAAAATGATGATAATATTCCACCATGGAAAATAATAATATTAGATGAAGCAGATACAATGACATCGGATTCACAATTTGCTTTACGAAGAATAATTGAAGAATATTCAAAGGTAACTAGATTTTGTTTTATATGTAATTATCATAATAAAATAATAGATCCAATTATGTCAAGATGTTCAATATTTTGTTTTAAACCTATATTAGATTTAGACATTTATAATAAATTAAAAAGTATTAGTCAAAAAGAAAATTTTATATGTTCTGATACTTTATTAAATAAAATAATTAAAATATCAAGAGGTGATTTAAGAAAAGCAATTAATCTTTTACAGAAATGTTATAATTTAAATAATGAAAAAGATACAGATAATATTTTAAAAGAAGTTTCAGGTATAATTAACCAAGTTCAATTTGACGAATTAATTGAAAACATAAATAATAAAAACTTTAATGCTATCAATAAAAATATTCAAAATATTACACTAAATGGTTATTCATTAGTAAATCAAATAATATTATTTCATGACTATATTATTAATGCTGATTTATCAAATGACAAAAAATCAAAAATTATAATAAAACTATCAGATGTTGATCAAAATTTAATAAAAGGATGTGATGAATTTATTCAATTTATTAGATTAGTATATTATATTGTTAATATATTATCTAATAATAATGAATGAACATAATATTTATTTAATTTTTATTGTATTAAATAATTTAATTAGATTTTAAGCTATAGATAAAAAACATGTTTAATAGTGTATATTTTATCATACATAATGATAAACCAAAAATAATAAAAAATATTAATGATTCAATTGAAAGTAAAATTAAAAAAAATTTATGTTCATTCGCATATTTAGTTAATTAAAATTATGCTAAATATTTAGCATGCATCTAAAACTATTTTTTAAATAATAACTTAAAGCATCATTTAATATTATATTTAATATATTATAAAATTATGACAGATTATTTACCCTGGATTGAAAAATATAGACCTCAAAATCTTGAAAACATTATAAGTAATGAACAAAATTTAATAATATTAAAAAATATGTTAAAAGGTGGATCATTACCGCATTTATTATTTCATGGAACATCTGGTACTGGTAAAACATCTACAATTATGGCATTAGCAAAAGAATTATATAAAAATAATATTAAATTGATGGTTATGAAATTAGATGCATCAGATGATAGAGGTATAAATTCTGTTCGTGATGAAATTAAAGGATTTGCAGAAAAAAAAAATATGTTTCAAAAAGGTGTTAAATTAATTATATTAGATGAGGCTGATTCAATGACATTTGATGCTCAATTTGCATTAAGAAGAATTATTGAAAAATATTCAGAATCAACTAGATTTTGTTTAATATGTAATTATGATAATAAAATTATTCCTGCAATTAGATCAAGATGTGCTAATTTTAGATTTAATCCCATTCCAAAAACTGATATAATTAAAACAATTAAATATATTTGTAAAAATGAAAAATTAATTATTGACAATGAATCATTAGATATTATTTCACAATTATCAAATGGAGATTTAAGAAAAGGTATTAATTTATTACAATCAGTATCAATGAAATCATATATTATTAATAAAAAATTATGTTATGAAACAGCAGGATTACCAACTAATGAAAACATTGAAAATATATTTAATAATTTAAGTAAAAATCAATTAAAATTTAATGATATTTATAATAATATTAATAATATAATTAAAAATAATGGTTATTCTTTGGATGTTATTTTAAAAGAAATAACATTATGTGTTTTAAATGATAAAAATTTTAAGTACAAATCAGAAATATTAAGTGATTTAGCTGATTTAGAAAATAAATTAACAAAGAGTGTATTTAATGATATATATATTAGTACATTAATTGCAATATTTTGTATTAATAGATAACAAATTGTGTGCATATCATTCAAATAAATGATATTTTTTATATAAAAAATTGAAAACAATTAATTTAAAACATTAATCTAATGGTTTAATGTCTGAAATTAATATATGGGTTTATGAATTACAAGATTTTATAAAAAAAAATAAAATTAATGATATAATAGTTAATAGTTGTATAGAAGAAGATAATGAGTGTGAACTAAAATTAACAATTGGTAACAATAATTTTCAAATATTAAGTAATTTTAAAAATTATTGTTATATAGAATCATCATTATATAATACAGATGAATTAAATCAACATATTTTATTTTCTAATAAATATAAATCTTTAGAAAGTGTAGTTAACACAATTATACATTTTAAATTTAATGAAGAGAATTCCAAAAAAAAAATTAAATATACTGATAAATATCATTTTTATAATTTATTAGAAGAAAAAACAAAATTAAAGCTTAATTTTAAAGAATTAGAAATTATTACAAAAACTAATAAAAATGAAAATAATTTATTAAATATTAAAATTCCAAAAGAATTATTATTAAATAGTAATCAAATAAATCAATTAATTATTAGTGAAATAAAAAAAATTAATTCAAATTATGATTACATGCATATTATCCAACCAATAGATAATAATATTTTTTCATTAAAATCAACATTATATTTACAAAATGTTAATGTTAATATTAAAATTAATTTGAATAATAAATTATATCCATTTTATCCTCCAGAAATAGAATTAATAGATCCAAAAGTTACTCAACCATTATATTTTGCTATTATAAATTTAAATATTACTAAAATTAAAAACTGGAATTCTGCATTATCTTTAGAATGGATTATTACAAACTTAGCAGATAAATTAAATCCAATTATTGATGAATATATTGATGTTTCACAATCTTTTGATGAATTAGAAAATATATTATTAAAATTATCAAATATTACAAAAGAACATTATTCTGATAAATTATATTTAGATTTTGATATTTTATCTAATAAATGCAAAACTGAAAATAAAAGTAAAACATGGAAATCAGGAACTGGATATGGATCAAATATTCATGAAGATAATTGGAATATTAATAATTATATTAAAGAAAAAGAAGTACTTCAAATAGAAACATGTAATATTTTAAAACAAATAAATAATATATTAAATGAAAATAATTTCAAATTTGTTAAAGATTCGTGTTTACTTAGATATATTATAAATATTACAATGGGAATCAATTTATTAGAAATTGAAAATGAACATTTAATTTTTAATGAGATAATAATAATATTATCAAATATTAAAGTATTTGATAATTTTAAAAACATTATTAATTCAGATTTTATAAATAATATTGTTAAAAATTTACAACCAATTAATGATGAAATTATGTTATTATTTCAAAATAATAATGAATTACAAAATAATGAATTATATCAAGGATTACATAATATTTTTCAAACATATGCTGAATTAATTACTGAAAATGTTACTAATAATAATATTAATGTTAATATATCTAATCAAGAACTATATTGTAATGTAATGAAACCATTACAATTCAAAATGAATGAATTATTATCAAATCATAAATTTTATGATAAAAAAAATGATAAACCGGAATCATCTGCAATGAAAAGAATTATTTCAGAAATATCATCATTTAAATCAGGATTACCTCTTAATTACGAGTCTAGTATTTGGGTTAGAATATCAAAAACAAATATGAATTTGTTTACATTTTTAATTTCTGGACCAAAAGACACACCTTATGAAAATGGTTTATTTTTATTTGATGCATATTTACCACATAATTATCCACAAAGTGAACCAAAAGTTCTAATTATTACAACTGGAGGAGGAACAGTACGTTTTAATCCAAATTTGTATAATTCTGGAAAAGTATGTTTATCATTATTAGGAACATGGCCTGGTCAAGAGTCTGAAAGATGGAATTCTAAAACTTCTACATTTTTACAAGTATTAGTTTCTATTCAATCTTTAATATTAATAGATCAACCATTTTTTAATGAACCTGGTTATGAAAGTGAAATAAATACATCACTTGGTCAATCTAAAAGTAAATCATATAATAATATTATACAATATGAAAATATTAAATGGGCTATGATTGATCAAATTAAAAATCCACCACATGGTTATGAAGAAGTAGTTAAAAATCATTTTAAACTTAAAAAAGATGATATTATTAATATTATTGATAAATGGAATTTAGAAAGCAATGAAAATAATAAATCAAAAATGACAAATGAAGTAACAAATTTAAAAGAATTATTAAATAATTTATAAAACATTATAATGGCATATATAATAAATAAAAATAATAAATCATATAAATACTTACATATTAATGATTTAGTTACAGTAAAATTTATGTTTAAAAATATTATTTATTTTTATAATGATCCTGATGAAAATAAAATTGTTGGAATTGATTTTGAGTTTTATAAAGTTTCTAAAGAAAATAAAAATGCATCATTAATTCAAATTAATTTAGAAAATTCTAGTAATCAATCGTATATTTTTGTTTTTGATCCAAATTATTTAACAACTAAAAAATTAAATATATTTATTAAATTTATTTGTAGTGAAAGAATTATTAAAATTATTCATGGTGGTGAAGCACTAGATATACCTTATTTATTTGATAATTTATTCAATAAAAATAATAAATTAATTAAAAAATTTTTAAAGAAAACTTATGATACAAAATTTATATGTCAATATTTAGGTCTTGATAAATGTAATATTTATGATCTATTATATGAACTTAATATTATTGACAATAATACATTAAATGAATTAAATATATTAAATAAAAATATTGGACCAATTTATGAAATAACTTTAAATATTAATACAATTAAATTAAATAAATATTATGAAGAATATGTTATTAATGATGTATTATATTTACCATCACTATATAATAAAATTAAACAAAATAAATATTTTTTATTAAATGAACTTTCTATATTACAAGAATTAACTAATATTAATTATTATATTAAAAGAAATTTAAATAAAAATTTTAATTTTTTATATAAAAAAATAAATAAAATGAACAATTATTTTATTATTGATAATAATAATAATAAAATTAAATTAATTGATTTTTTTTATTATTATTATTATTATCAAAATAATAATATTATATTATTGAAATATAATATTGTCACTTATTTTAGTCAATTTATTCAAACAATAATAAAATGTTTATTATATAAACAAATTAATACTAAATATACAATTTATAAATTAAATAATATTAAATATGATGATGATATTGATTGTTCCAAAATTATATTAAAATTTCCAAATATTAATAAAATCATAACAACTATAAATTTTCTTTAATATAAAATATAAATTAAATATATATTTAAGAAGATATTTACTAAATAAATTAATATGCAAGATAATAATACTCAAACTAAGAAAATAATTCATAAAACAGGTAGAACTTTAGTAGTTAAATCTGATAATGATGTATCAACGGAAGGATTTACAGGATTAATTAACTCTGTTAAATCTAATAATAACTCTTACTTTTTTGTTTTTGATACAGTTGAAAATTCAACAGATGCTTTTAAAATGTTAAAAACTGCTAATCATAAGGTAAGATTTGCATATTATAGATTATTTTTTACTATGACTGGACTTGATGATAATGCAAGTTATAATGATTTAAAAGAACAACATACTCAATGGATTATATCAAATAGTGATGCTCAAGTTTTATATTATAAACAATATAGAAATGGAGGAAAATTTTTAGGTTGTGGTGATTTTACTATAGATACTAAAGAAAGTATGGATAAGCTTTTAGATAAGAATACTTTAAAGAATTATTCATTTGACAAGTATTCAGGGGTTAATTACAGATACAATAAAAAAAATAATAAAACACAAGATAATGCTGTAGAAATTACTGCATAATTATTATTAAATAATAATATTATTATTAATTAATAAATAATTGTTTTTTTATAAATTCAATTGCATTTATATATTTTGTAGATGCAATAAATTCAATAAATGGATTTTTTAATATACTATATAACATATCATATGATGCAAAAATTAAATAAATATCATTATTTAATTTTTTTGGTATTCTTAATAAAATATTTGAATAAATAGTATAAAAAACAAAAAAATCATCACATAATGTTTCATCATGTTGTAATAAACAACTTTTAAAGTGTTTCTGTATTTTTATTAATTTTTTTATATTAGAAGTATTATAACTATAAATTATACTTAATGCCAATAAATAAATATCAAATAAATCTAAAAAACTACCAGATATTTCAGTATTAGGTTCTAAATTTAAATATAAATTAACTTTTTCATCACCTAATAATTTAATTGTTTCATTTGATTTTAAAATTATAGAAAAATCAAAATCAAATAAATAAACATTTAATAAATTATCTATTAAAATATTATTTATTTTAAAATCACAATGTTTTAAGTGTTGGGTATTTGATGCATTTCTTCTGTTTATTAATGCATTATTTATTATTATATCTAGTAAATTAAAATCATTATATGATAAATAATAATAAAGTGTTTTATTATTTGGATTATAATTTCCATGTAATATATATATATTTATTATTCCATTATATGTATGTTCTATAATATCTTTTACATAAATTTTAACTGATACATTATCATCAATAAATGTTATATTAATATTTGAATTTACATTTATATTTTCAAATTTTAAATATGATGATATATTTTCAATATTATAATTTTTATTATCAATCAATAATTCTTTGTAAACATTATATTCATTTAAATATTCTTCTTCATTAACTGAAATTTTTAATATTTTATTAATTATACTATTTTTTGTTATTATTCTTAATGAATATACATTTTCTTTTATTTTTTTTAATAGATAATTCATTATTATATATAATAAATTATCTTTAAAGAATATAATATAAATATTATATAATGTCTGAAAATAACTATTTAGTTTATTTATTAATAAATACAGTAAATAATTGTACATATATTGGATGTACTAATAATCCACAAAGAAGAATTAGACAACATAACGGTGAATTAGTTGGTGGTGCCAAATATACAAAAATAAAGAAAAATGATGGAGAATGGATTTACTATGGACATATATTAAATTTAGAGAAAAAACAAGCATTATCTATTGAAAAAAAAATACAAATTCGATCAAGAAAAACAAAAGGTACTACACCATTAGATAAAAGAATTAACTGTATTAATAAATTATTAGAAGAATATCCTGAATTATTATTTAATAAAATTTATGAATCATCTAATTAAAAATTATCTAATAAATAAAATTTATGAATCATCTAATTAAAAATTATCTAATAAATAAAATTTATGAATCATAATTATAAGGTAAAAAATCAGTTGATTCTTTAAAATCTAATGGTTTATCAAATTCTGGAATACTATCAGAACTTAAACCAACATTTCTAGGTCTTAATAATTCATCATGATTTATATTTATTGATTGTTGATTATTATTAGGTGTAAAACCAAATATTCTATCAACTATATAATTTGGATTTTGTATAGTTTTTTTTCTACTATGATTATTATCTTCAAATGTATTTACTTCTTTTTTAAATTTATTTTGTAGATAATTATCATATGTTTTTTTATATTCGTGATTATTAAAAATGACATAAGCTTTTTTAATATTTTTTAATTGTTCTTTATCATTATCAGTTAAAAAGGGTAGTGATTTAAAATGAATTATTTTATTTTTATATGAATCATTTAATTCATCTATAGATGCTTCATAATTAATATCAAGTAATCTATAATAATCTTCCATTATTTATACTAATAAAAAAAATATAATTAAAACTCATTTATTAAATAATTAAAACTTAATTTAATTACCTGTTGAACCAAAACCATAAGTTCCTCTTTCTGTTTCCTCACTTAATTCATCCAAACAATTTACAATCTCTACTATTATTGGATCTAAATTTGGAGCACACAATTGAAGTAATCTTGAATACTGTTCAATTGAACTATAATCTTTTGAATTATTATCAAATACACCAATTATATTTCCACGATAACCACTATCAATAATACCAACAGAATTTGCAAGTCTATAATTTGTTTTTATAATACTAGATCTTGGATATAAAAAATAACTAACTGGATTATTATTTGAATCAAACATAGCACAATTAATTTCAGTATTTAATTTAAAATTATTATTTTCTATTACCATTTTATTAGGAGTTAGTAAATCAAATCCAGCATTTGGAAATTTTGTTACTACTTGTGTATTATGATTATTAATATGTTCCAAATACTTTTCTTTAAGACTAATATTTACAATGTATATTTTTAATTTATAATAGTTCATTAATATTATTAATTTATTATAAAATATTTAGTATTTCAGTTTTTTTTAATTATATAAAAATTGATTTTTATATAGTTATTTAAGGGAAAATATATATATAATGGTAATGTTATCGTCATCACAAGTTACACAAATTAATAATCTTTTAGATAAAATTAAACCAAATGATGAATTTGAAGTTATGTTTAATAATTATAAAAATAATAACAAGTTATCCGTCATTAAATTTATGGATATATTAAAATATTTAAAATATAGAAATTTTAATGATAAATTAGAACTTAAACATGAAGTTATACTTGATGTTATTTTTGATTATGAACCAAATAATTTTTATCGTGTTTCAATTAATGGTATTAAAAATATTAATGAATTTTTAAATTTAGTTCATCAAAGAGCAAATCATGTATTATTTTCTATTTTATTAACACAATCTGAATTTGTTAAAAATGAAAATTTTATATATATTAGAAAACATAGAGATTCTAACAATGTTATTGATATTGATAGTTTTGATATTAGAATTAGAAAATCTACTGAAACATTACTTACTGAAAAAGACTTTAAAAACTTAATTAATATGGGATTGAACTCAACAAATAAATTTTGTTTTCGTTATAAAAATCGTTTAAGTTTAGATGTAATTAATGATAGTAATCATAAACTATCAATAGATTTAACAACAGTTCAATTTAATTCAAATGTAAATAATATTTTAAATTCACCAAAAGGATATGAAATTGAAATTGATTATTCTATTAAAAATGAAAAAAAAAATGCTAATATATCAGATATAATTATTAAAGAAATAGAAATTATTAAAAAAATTATCGAAGGTACTGATATTTTAATAACTAAAGATGAATCAAATACTGTTATTGACGCATATAAAAAACTTGTAGCAATTAATGAATCACTTAATGGATCATTATATACAATGCAACCTATATCAGCAGAAGTACAACATGTTGTTGACAAAATTCCTAATTATTATAGTGTTACAGATAAGGCAGATGGTGAAAAGTCACAATTATTTATATATAATAAAAATATATATTTAATTTTATGTAATTTATCAGTTAAGAAAACAATATATAAATCAGACTTATCAAATACTATTTTAGAAGGAGAAATAATACATTTAGTTGATAATAAAAAATATATTTTTATGGCTTTTGATTGTTTATATTATAATAATAAAGATATGAGAGATGAACAACAATTAAAAATAAGATTAGATAATTTAAATAAAGTTTGTAAAGATATTAATAAAGATATCTATATTATTAAAGAATATAGTAATAAATTTTCATTAGAAGGACAAGAAATCTATTATAAAAATCAAATTGAATCTTTCTATGATAATTTAGAAAAACAAATTAATAAAATTAAAACAAATGAAATTTATTTTCATCCTAAATTATTTTTATTTCCTACAGGTGGAAGTTATTCTGAAGTCTATTTATATGCATATTTAATTTGGGATTATTATTCTAAATCTAAAATGAGTTATAAACTTGATGGTATTATATTTACTGGATTGGAGCAAAAATATTCAAAAGATAAAAGAGAACATAAATATCCTATTTATAAATATAAACCACCAACTACTAATTCAATTGATGTATATCTTACATATCAAAGAAATTTAGAAAAAAATACTTATTCTGAAATATTTGATAACTCTATTGGTAATCATAATAATCAAGTTTATAGAATTGCTAACTTTTTTGTAGGTGATTTAATTGGTAATAAAGAAGTACCAGTTCCATTTATGAAAGAAGAATTAAACCATGAAGCATATTTCCCTTTAATCAATGGAGAAGTTAGAGATCAAGATGGAAATTATATACAAGACAATACAGTTGTTGAAATTGTTTATAACAATGATCAAGCTATTCCACATCCATACAGATGGACTATTTTAAGAACTAGATGGGATAAAACAGAAGATGTATTTAAATATCAAAAACGTTATGGTAATTTCAAAGATACTGCTATTAAAGTATGGAAATCAATTAAAGAAGCTGTTACATTTGACGAAATTAAAAATTTATCCAATCCAAATACTTTTAATATGCAACAAAAATCTTTACAACAAAGACTTAATGCATCTGTTATTACTTCTGAAAGACAACAAGATATTTATTACCAAAAACAAACTAATCTATGTAAAAAACTTAGAGGATTTCATAACTGGATTAAATCTATTATTATTTATGCATATTGTAGTCCAGTTCAAGAATTTGGTTCTACACAAACAAAACGAACATCTGTTTTAGATTTAGGTTGTGGAAGAGGTGGAGATATATTAAAATGGTATCATGCTAGAATTGGTGAATATATTGGTATTGATGTTGATTATTATGGTATTTATTCATCTACAAATGGAGCTATTTCTAGATATAATGAATATAAAAAAAAATTTCCTAATTTTGGAAAATTACAATTTATTCAAGCTGATCCATCTGTTTTATTACAATCTACTTATCAAGAAAATAGATTATCTAATATGACAGCTGAAAATAAACAAACTATTGAAAAGGTTTTTACCAAGAATAAACAGTTTGATTGTATATCTTCAATGTTTGCACTTCATTATTTATTTGATTCAAAAGAATCAACTGATAATTTAGCACAAAATATTAAAACACATTTAAGATCTGGTGGATATTTATTTTTTACTCTTTTTGATGCTAAATTAGTTATAGATAAATTAGGTGATAAAGATACTTTTACTACATATTATACAGATGATGATGGAACTCGTAAAAAATTATTTGAAATTATTAAAAAATTTGATGGTAACTTAGAAGATACTGAAGGACTTGCAATTGATGTTCATATGGCATGGATAATGCAAGAAAACAAATATGAAACTGAATATTTAGTTACACCAAAATTATTAAATAAAGTTATGAAAAATGCAGGTTGTCAATTAGTAGAAACAGATTTATTTTCTAATTTATATGCAATTAATCAACAATATTTTACTCAAGTTATTGAACATGAAGAGAATCCAAAAAATTATAAATTTTATAAAAATATTGCTTCATTTTTTGAAGAGCTTAAAGGTATAGATAAAGAAAGTAAAGTTTTTTCATTTTTAAATAGATATTATGTTTATAAAAAAATTTAATTAATATATTTAGAAATAGTTTAACACATACTATTAAATAAATTATTTATATTTTTAAAAAAATTGAAAAAATAATTGTATAATATATTTAATTATAAAATAAATAATTAAAGATTATATCAAACAGACATTTTACTAATATAACAAATATGAATAGTTACAAAAGATATAGATTTATTTTTACAAGTGCCAGCGATGATGAAGATGATTATAAGTTATTTACAGTTAAAAAGCATAAAACTGTAAATAATTTTGCTATTATTGAAGGAGTTGTTAGTATGACAGATAATATTTCTACTAATATAGATACTACCAATTCAAATAATACTGATTATTTTTTTTTTGATGATGCTAATGACATTACTAATACATCAAATGAATCAAATAATGAATCAAATAACGAATCAAATAATGAATCAAATAATGAATCAAATGATGAATCAAATGATGAATTAAATAATGAATCAAATAATGAATCAAATAATGAATCAAATAATGAATCAAATAATGAATCAAATAATGAATCAAATGATGAATCAAATGATGATGCAGATATTAATGCAACTGATAATGCAAAAGTTGATAGTATTATTCATACGATTGATAATTCATTATTAGGTATGTCTACATCTTTAGAGTTTCCAGTTTATGACATTGAAAACTTATCTTTATCTACAACTTTTGATGATAACGATAATTACATATACGATTTTGATATGTTAGGTGAAATATTAGAAAATATAAACATGTAATAATATATTAATTTTTTTATAATAAAAATATATAAAATCTATTATATTATAGTTTATTTGATAATTACTAATATAACTATTAACTTTTAAATAAATTTATTTTAATATTTTATATATACTAAAAACATTTATATTTATCACATAGTATTTTATAACAATCAAAAGTAGCAATTATATCACCTAATGCATTATGATAATTTTCTACTGATTTATTACAAAGAAACATTAACATTTCTTCTAACCTTGGATTTTTTAATCTTCCTACTTTATCTTTAGCATTAACAATATTTTTAGATTTTATCATTGTATCATGTATAATTATATTATTTTTTATATTATTATTAAATTTAGCATTTAATTTATTTATATGTACTAAATCAAATTGTATAATATTATGTCCAATAATAATATCTGTATTATTTATATCTATAGTAATTATATCACTAGCATCTTTTAATGATATACCTTTTTTTATAATATCTTCTTCATTAATTGTTGGATAAAATGGTTTAGAATGTATTCCATCATATATATAAAAATCTTTTGAACATAATAATATATTATTATTATCATATATATTATAAGCAATTTGTAATATATTTTGTTCTTTATCTGTTTCAATATCTAAACATATTTTATTACTTTTATATGTTTTATATATACCATTATTATCTAATTGTTTTTCATTTTGTAAATTTTGATTTATAATATTATTAATTTCATTAATTTTACTTTGATATAATTCATTTTGTTTATTTAATTTATCAACTAATTCATTATTATTTTTATTTTTTTGTATTTTATTATTATTAGTTTTTATATAATTAAAATAATTATTTAATTTTGTATTATATTCATTCATTAATATATTATGTTCATTTGTTTTTATATTAAAATCATTATTAAAATTTTTATTATTCACAATCATAAAATAATTCAACTAATTCTATTATTTTATTTGTATTATTTTTTAACCAGTATTTAATTTCATTTTTTAATTTATGTAATCTACTAGTCCATTCAGTTTCATTATCAATTACTAATAAACCTAATTTATTTAATTTCCAACATGATTTTATTTTAATTTTATCATTAGTTAAATATGAATCAGGATTAAATCTTATAAAAATTAATGGTCTATGATTAATATCTTGTGATATTTCCATTAATCGTTTATTTTCACAATTATAACCTTTATGTTGATCTTCATCAATTTCAACTATTATAACTTGATAACCTAAATCTAAAAATAAATCAGGTCGTCTATTTGAACAACTATCATAAATTTTTTTATCACTAATCCATGATAAATTACTAAATTTATTTTTAATGTAATCAACTACAGTTAATTCTTTAGATTTAAAATTTTTTGATATTTCATGATCAGGATAAATATATATAAAACATCTGAAACAATAACCTTGATATTTTAAATTTGCTCTAATATCACATAATAAAGTATTACATTTTTTATGTGTAACATCAATCATATTTATTAATTTATGATCAAAACAATATAATGGTCTTGATTCTTCTATGTAATTAAAATTAGCACGAATAGTACAATTTTTATAACAACAATTTTTATTTATTATATCAATCATATCATCTAATTTATGTGTTAAACAATATAATGGTTTACCATTAATTAATCCATAACATGGTTGAATTGTACAATCAGGATAAATACATGTTTTACATTTAATATTGATCATATTTTTTAATTTATGATTTTTACAATAAGTTGGTTTTTCATTAGGTAATCCATATGTAGGTTGTTTATTACATTCTGAAATAATACATTTTTTACTTCTAACATCAATCATATTTTCTATTTTATGATCACTACAATATTTTGCAACTTGACCAATAATATTATAACTAGGTTGTTTTGTACAATCTGTATGAATACATTTAGAACTATTCACATTTATCATATTATCTTCTTTATGATCAAAACAATATTTTGCTTTTTCACCAATAATATTATATAATGCATATTTATTACAATCATTATAGTCACATCTCTTTGTTTTAACATCAATCATTTTTTCTAATTTATGTTTTTTACAAAATTGTGGTTTACTATTTTCATAACCAAATGCAGGGTGTAAACTACAATCTTTATATTCACATTTTTTTGTAACAACATCAATCATTCCTTCTAATTTATGAGATAAACAATATATTCCTTGGCTAAAATTAATATAATTAAATATTGGTTTAGTAATAATACAATTTTCATATTGACAATAATTAGATTTAACATTACACCTTTTTCACTAAAAAATGGGACATTTAACAGTGAAAAAAATATAATTGCACCTTTTCAGGCATGATGATATTTGACACTAACGATGTTAGGGTTATCATCTTTTATTATTTCAGGAAATTTATAACATCTCCTATATTTTTCTGGTCTTGTTTTATCTATTAAATATGATTTAATTATTTTTATCATATTATTTACTGCATTTTCATCACGATTAATACACCCCATTCGATTGCTTTCGGTTTGATACCTTAGAATTGAATGTATTTTTCGTTCTGTACCCTTTTTATCAGGTAAATATAAAATAACTAAAGATCATTTAAAAAATTATTTTAATTATTTATTTACTCAAGCTAATGATTATATAAATAAAAATGTAAATTAAAGTGTCCCATTTTTCAGTGAAAAAGGTGTAATCATATTTTCTAATTTATGTTGTGAACAATATGTAGGTCTTTCATTAGGTAAACCAAATGATGGCAATAATTTACAATTAGAATAAATACAAGTAGCATCTTTAACATTGATCATATTTTCTAATTTATGTGTTGAACAATATATAGCTTTTTCGTTTGGCATAGCAAATGAGGCTTGTTTATCACAATCAAGATAAATACATGTTTTACAGTTAATATTAATCATATTATCTAATTTATGTGTTACACAATATTGTGCTTTACCATTTAATAATCCAAAATTTGGTCTTTTATCACAATTATCAAATTCACATTTTTTATCTTTAATATTAATCATATTATCTAATTTATGTGTTACACAATATTGTGCTTTACCATTTAATAATCCAAAATTTGGTCTTTTATAACAAGTATCAAATTCACATTTTTTATCTTTAACATTAATCATATTTTCTAATTTATGTATTCCACAATATATTGGTGATTTTTCATTTGGTAAATTAAAACAGGCTTGTTTATTACATACTAAGCAAAATCCTTTTTTAATTTTTTTAATTTCTTGGCATAATATAATATCAGTCATATAATATTTATACTAATATTATATAATTAAATAATTCTTCAATTTTTAAAGTGCTAATTATAAGAGTTAATATTTATCAGATGGTTTACTTGGACTTAGCACTAATTTTATAGATCCCAAAGCAGCTATATTATATTGTACAATTAATGGATAATCATTTTTTAAATATAATGTAACAGATGAACATAAATTTGTACATTTAGTAAAAATTATAAGAAATCTCAATTCAAATAATCCTTGAACAATTTCATCAGAACAATTAGAATTAACTTCTATTGATAACCCACCATTTGTTTCACCAACTTCAAATTCAACTTGTCCTAATTCACCATTTCCAGAAAATATAACTTTATTATTTGTACACATTAATTCAATTTTATCTGTTGCTGATGCCATATCTTTACAATATTTATGAAAATCTTGTGATGGTAATGTAATACTATAGGGAAAATCAATTGGTTCAACATCATATTTTTCTTCTTCTAAATCCATTAAATTTAGTTTAAAAATTTTTTTTTCTTTTCTTTCAGTACTTTCTAAAATAATAACTAATTTATTCATATCTTCACTATCAACTTGCCATGTCATTGTATCAAAATGAGACATACATTTTAAACATTTTAATAAATTATTTAAATTAAGACCAAGGGTTAATTTATTTTTATTATAATTATATGTATATATATCAAATTTATCTGCATCTAATTTAGTATAAACTAATATAGTTCCAGTTTTATTAATTTCTTTAATAATAACACCACCTAATTTTTCTTCTTTGTATTCACTAGGTTGATCGTCTGAATCATCTGTATCTTCTTTATAATACATTGGTTTAAAAACAAAATTAACATCAGATAGTAAAGAATTTAATGTATCCGTTAATATTTTAATAGCCGCAGTTTGAGTTGTTTTTAATTCAAGAATTAATACCATATATTAATAATATATTAATTTCTTTAAATTAATTTCAAAAAAAAAAAATCTAAATTAAATTATATATATAATGTCAAATAGTTATGTACTAGTAAATCCTTACATTCAAGGAGAATTTGAAAACACAATTAAAGCGAAAAATTCAATTGAAGCTGGAAGAGAATTCTATAAAGGATTATCTGAGCATTTTAATAATGCTGTTCCTAAATTTTATTTTACAATTCAAAAAGGTGGTTCAGGTAAAGGAAAATACTATCATTTTAAAGTTGGTGAAAAACGTAATAAAAATAATGTTTCATTTACTTTAGAACCATATGATATTTTAGGTGAAGTTAATATTGATGCATTTGCTAATAGATTAACAAATTTTAAAAATAAATTTGCTCAAAATGGTGGAAAAAAGAAGGGGAGTAAAAAGGGGAGTAAAAAGAATAAAAAATCACAAAACTTTTCAGAATCATCATCTGATAGTGATTCATCTTCAGATGATTACAAAAAAATTAAAACTTTAATTCCAAATATTAATCAACCATTTTATTATTGGTGGTATGATCCTTCAATTTATAGATTAGATACTTATTATGTTCCTACATTTTATGCATATGTAACTCCAGTTATTGAAATTGTTTTAAATAATTAAAAACTATGAAATTTTAATTTATAAAATAATAATATAAATTATTTTATAAATTTATTATAATGAATAATAATTATAATAATTATAATAATTGTACTATTATTTTATTTTTAGTATTATTATGTTTTTTATATTGTATTTATGAAATAAATAATATTAAAAAGAAATATATTGAAAATTTTGTTACTACAACAACAACTGAACAACAAATTGATACAGCAGTTAAAAAAATATATTTAGCAGATGTTGAAGCTATTAGATTATTATCTAATTTTGCTATTCAATTGAGTCAAGGTGGTTTTGTTATTCCAGGTCCTATTAAATGTACAAATGATTTACATTTAGGTAGTGGTGGAAATAATCCATGGACAATTCATGCACCACAAGATAATCGCAATATTTTGTATATTGCAAGAAAAAATAATCCTGCGCCTACAGCTGATTGGGATTGGACTAATCAATTTCAATTTGATGGAAGTACAGGTACATTAACTGTTAAGAATTTAATTGTTAATGGTACTGCAACATTTAATAAGGATGCAACATTTAATAAGGGTGCAACAGTCACAGGAGGACCATTACTAGCTGTTACTGGTCTTCAAAGTCATGATGGAAATTTAATATTAGGTGATAATGATGAAAGATCGTGGATATTACACACACCGCGTTGGTTGGACAAAGCTATATATCCTAATATTCAACTTTTAATTGCAAAAAAAAATTTAAATGATACAACAAACACTTGGGATTGGGATTGGACAAATGGTTTAAATATTAATGGATTACCACCTAATATATTAACAGTTGATGGGGACCCAGGTAATGCATTAACAGTTAGTAATTTAAAAGTTAATAAAAATTCAATAATAAAACACATTGCTGGATATCGACTTGATGATAGAGGTACTGGTACTGGTTATTATAAAGATTCAATATTTTGTAGTACTAAAAATTATGAGTATGCTGATCAAGATAATTTATGGATAATTTTTCCTGGATATAAAGTTATAACTTATGATGCTTATAACTATAGCAGTCAAACAGATATTTTTGATAACAAAAAAGGAACTGCACCAACAAAATATACTCCAGCTAATGCCGATAAAACAGCTTCTTATAAAGTATATTATTTTGATGTGGAAGTAACAGTTGATGGTATAAGTTAATTTTAATTAAATATTATAATAAATTAAAATTTAATTTTCAGCCATATGGGCAATATAAATAATATCAGTGCCCCATTTTTTTATAATATTTTTATTAATTTGAGATAAACTATTATTTTTAGTATCTGTATTCCAGATTTTTATAACAGAATTATTATTTTTTTTTAAACAAATTGATAATCCAACTGCATCATCTGAAGTATTAATAAGTTGTTCACAAACTAAGTATGTAGCTAATTCATTCCATAAATTTTCAGCTTGATCTTCGTGTACTTTATATGACCAACAACCACCATTTAAATTAATAGGATCTTCCCAAATTGGACATATATCATCTTTCATTAAAAAAAAATGTTTTGAATTTACTCCTTTTAGTTTATTCCAATTATTATGTAATCTCCAAAAACTTCCAACTGTATCAATATTATATATTTTTTTAAATCCAGAAATTTTCCAATTATCTTTTTCATGATGATACCATAAATTCCATTTATTATTTAATTTTGTATTTATATCCATTATTTAATTATATAGGTTATCTTTACATATTTTAATAATAAGAAATTATATATAAAGAAAATTTATTAATTATTAATAAAATTAGATGACAATATTATTAATAAAATTAAGAGAATGGTATATACATATATTTAAAAAAAAAATATTAATAGTTGAAAAAAATAAAAAGTTTATTTCTAATAAATTTATTATTTTTCTATTAAATTTATTTTATTTTTTTTTAATAAAAAATCTATTAAAAATAAATAAGATTAATATGATATATGAATTAGATGGTATAATATTTTATGATGATAATAATATTCATGAAATTAAAATTAATCAAATTATGATAGAATTTAATATAATTAATCCTAAAATTAAAAATAGTATAAAAGATTTTACTGATAAAATTAATAAATATTCAAAAGCTATACCATTTTATATTATTGTTGAAATAGAAAAAATTAATATTGATTTTAATATTCAAATTAAATTATTAAGTATGGGAAAAATAATAATAAAAGAATTTCAAATAAAAAATATTTTAAATAAAAAATTATATGAATTAACTATTTAATTTAATGTTTTAACTAAAAAAATTAATAAATTTAATAATTAATTATATAGTTAATTATAATGTCATGTGAACATTGTTCAAATGGAAAAGGTTATATGGCTTTAAAATATCATTTAGAAGATGCATATGATGAAAGTAATATTATAATACCAAATAATATATGTGTCGTATCGCCACCATATGCCATATTTTCATATAAATATTTTAATGATATTAAATTATTAAATCATAAAAAAAAATATGATTATTGTTTTGTAGGATCTATTAGATCAGATTTAATAAATAGACAATGGGTAATAGATTTTGCTAAACAATATTTTACAGAAAATTCTATATTTGTAAATACTGATTATGATGATAATTGGATATCATTAGGAAATTTTGATATATCATATAAAAAACTTGGATATTCACCCAAGTTTGATCCTTTAGGTGATGGACATACACGACGAGTACAGTTTCGTATAGTTGAAGAAAATCTTTTTTATTTTGAAACATTATGTCAATCTAAATTTATATTATGTCCTGCTGGTGATGCCCCATGGTCTTTTAGATTTTATGAAGTATTAATGTGTGAAAGTATGCCACTTGTAAAATATTATGATCATACATGGAGAATGGAAAATGAAAAAGAAATTAATTATAAATATATTTTAAGTGATAATATAATGTCATATGATAAATTATTATATAACAAAGATATTCAAGAAAATACAGAAAAATTTAAAAGTTTTCATTTATTACAAAAAAATATATTATAACAAAGATATTCAAGAAAATACAGAAAAATTTAAAAGTTTTCATTTATTACAAAAAAATATATTATATAAAATAATATTAAACAAATTTATTTTATATCATATTTTATTTTTTAAATAGTTGCAAATATTATGGATAATTATTTTTATATTGATGACCAATAGGCAAATTATTTTGTAATCCCCATTTCCATGCTAAATAACCTTCAATTTTTTCTACTTCAGGCAATGTTAATGTTTTATTATATTGAACAAATTGACCGATACCACCTTTCCATGTTCTATTTGTTTCAGCAGACCAATTACCTAATTCAAAAGTAGATAACATATTAACAGTAGATGATGAATAACTAAATGGATTTCCACTTGGTGTACCATTTAATCTACAA